GGTACAGCGTCATGTCGAGTTTTTCGGAGCCGAGGATGATGTCATCACTGACGGAGACGCCGCTTTCGACGGAGTATTCCGGTACGGTCGCTTCGTAGCTTCGGCTTTCCGAAATCAGAGCGTCGAACTCGATGCCGGCAACCGAAACGGGCTGTCTTGCCTTAGACATCTACCTCACCTCACCTTGCATAGGCCAAACCGCGAGCCAGCTCCTTTGTGATGTCGCTCTCCGCCTTCTTCATGGCGGTGGCGGACTTCTGCTGACCGGCGCGGTCACCCTCAAACTTATTGTTGATGTTCACGTTCTGCACAATGCTCTTACTGATGTTGCTGCCACCAGTGACGTTAGAAACGGTCGCGGGTTGTGGTCTCGCGGAAGCTGCAAACATCTGCATTGCAGACAAAACAGTGTCGCGCATCTTGCTGATGGGCGATACAATCTCGCCTTCGCGCTTGTTATCGCCGATGATGACCGCCTGTGGTTTGTTCGGGCGAACGTAGCCGCCCTGTGCCAGTTGGGGAACCTCCAACTTATCCAGCTTGTTGATGCTGACACCGGGAATCTTGTTGATGATACCGATGGCGAAGTTAATCGCGCTGATGAAGCCATTGATGATGCTGACAGCTCCGCTCAGGACGGCATTGATCGCGCCCTTGACTGCTCCGCTGATGGCGTCTCCGACCGCAGTACCGATGGTCGTGAACAGGCTGACAATCGTGTTCCAGATGCCAGAGAAGAACTCGCCGACGGTGCTGAACACGCTTTTGATGGCTTCCCACGCGGAACTGAAAATGCCGCCGAACCATTCGACTACGGAGCTGAACGCCCCCTTGATAGCCTCCCACGCTGAGGTGAAGATGCCGCCAAACCACGATACGACCGAGTTGAAGACAGCCACGATGCCATCCCAGATGCCCTTAAAGAAGTCAATGACCTTGCCCAAAGCGGCCTTGATGGCCTCCCACGCCTTCAGGAAGGCTGCTTTCACCTTGTCCCAATTCTTGACGAGCAGGACAATAATGGCAATCAGAGCGACGGTGGCGAGGATGATCCCAGTGATTGGGCTCGCCATCATTACTGCATTGACGATGGCCTGTACTGCGGCGAACACCTTCATCACCGCAACGACACCGAGTACGACGGCGGCAATGGCAGCAATCGCTTCTCCGAGCGACTCCCATTGCTCAGTGTCGATGTCTCCGTTGGCGAGCTGGTCTACAAAGTCCGCGACGCCCGGAGCGATCTTTTCGATGATCTTCCCGATTGCCTCGAACACCGTCTTAATGGCTTGCCAGATGCCTTGGAAGATCGGGATCGCAACATTCTTGATGCCACGCCAGACCGCAGCGAGCACCGTCTTGATGCTGTTCCATATCTTGATGATGTTCTCGCGGAACTGGTCGACGTCCACGCCTGCTCTGCTGAGCAGTTCGCCAATCAGCGAATCATTGCCCTGCATAAAGTTGATGAAGTCTTCGACCAGTAGGGCGAGCAGGATGATGGCTGCCGCGATGGCAACTGTCTTGAGCTTGATGGCTCCAAGTCCGGTCTTGATCTTTGTAAGCAAGCCGTCCGCGCCCACCAGAAATGTGATGACCTTCCCGGCCTTGCTGGCTACAAGAAAAGCACCGACCGAGATGGTAGCGAGCTTGAGCAGGTTATTGCCACCACCGAGCTTATCATTCAACCATTGGACTGCATTCCTGACGCGGGTTGCAGCACCAAGCGCGACATCCGAAACCTTGGTGATTGCCCTCGCCACTGTATTCGTAATGCTGAGTGTAGAGTCCATCTGCGTCAGCAGCAGCCCCCACTCGCTTCGTATGACGGTCAGGGCATCTGTGACGCGATACTGCACGTCTCTGAATTTCTGCTCGATGGTATCTGCGCTATCGACGAACGCCGCTTTTAAGTCAGCAACTGTCATCGTCCCGGAAGATGCCATTTCTTCCAACTGGTCAGACGTCGTACCGAGCTGCTTGTTAAGCAATTCCACCGCTTCGGGCGAACGTTCCAAGAGCTGGCTCATGGTTTCGCTGTCAACATACCCTTTTGCGAAGGACTTGTTGATCGCTTCCATCAAGCCAGCAATTTCTTCGTTCGTCTTGCCGGCAGACTTAAATAGCATCGTCGCCGCATTGTTGAACTTAACGGCCTCGTCGATATTCCCAAACAGTTCCGGGCTTTCGTGAACAAGGTCGGAGATAACGCCTGCGGTTTCAGCATAGCTGCTGCGCGTCTCGCGGGCGGACTGCATGATTTTCTTCTGGATCTCTGCCTGATCTCCGAGAGCGGCGGTCGAGTTCTTAACCTGTTCGTTTACTCGTCCGAACTCTTCAACCAGAGCGTTTACAGCCGTAAGGCTAACGCCAATGCCGATAGCACCGAGCACTTTCGCAGCAGTCTGCTTGATGCCGCTGATTGTGTTGTTTACCTTCTTGACATCGCCCTCGTTGACTTTGAAGCCGACCTTGTTGAAGAACTCAGCTACCGTCACCGCCATCACCTCGCTTTCGACTATCTATCACGCGCCTCTCGGCGCATTTCCTCGGCGTGCCCTCGCTCGATGTCCTGATCCATGCGGTACAGGGCGTAAAGCTTCAGGGCTTCGTCGAGAGTGTAAACGGTCTCCAATTCTGACTTCGATGCTATTTGCGCTTTGATAAGCGCGTACATACGGAGTTCCAGTTCACTGAACTGCGTTAAGTCGAGCTTGCCAAATCGCTCGATGTCTCCTCCGCTGTCATAGCTCGAAGCTGGCGTCCAAATTGGGCGCCGAGTTTCTTGAAAAAACCGCTGAAATTCACCTTGATGACCTCGTAACAGAGGGTAAACATATCCTGAATGTCGCCGCAGAACACCTCGTCAGCCAGATCTTTGTCCAGCGTGACGGTGCGCCCGTCGGTGATTTCTCCCTCCACGGAGATATTCTTGTTGTCGACCAGCAGGCGCCGCATCAGGCGTTCCAGCCGGTCGCCGGAAAGACTGCCAAAGGCGGCAGCAAGCGCAGGCAGCACCTTCTCCATGTCCATGTTCATGATGTCGGTCACCGATACGCCGCGATCCTCCTCCGTGGTGTTCTCGGCGTTAAAAGACGGTTGGCTCGCTGCCTTCATAGCGGCATCGACGTCGATGCCCCCGATCATCGCACCCATAGAGCCGAGCATCGGAGCCAGTACCGCGGACAACTCCGCGCTGATGTTCGTTGCGGTAAATGCGGCGAATGGCACGATGTAGAACGTGTTCTCGCCAATAACCTTTTCAGTTCGTTCCATACGTTTCATGTAGTAAGCCTCCCCCTCGTAGTCGAGACATCAGGGAGCCACCCGCAATCGCAGGCGGCTCCCTTAGTATTTTCTTATTCCTCCAGAACGCCGGAGCCGGTGTGCAGCTCCCATTCACGGTTGTTGGACTCCTTGCCGAAGCCGCGGGACGCGGGCTTGGACGGCCAAGCAGCATCGGTGCTGAACACCATGCCGCCCTTCAGGTCCTTAATCAGGATCGGGAACATACCGTCGCCGGTCTTGCGATCCTCATTCAAACGGGCCTGAAGGAAACTGTTGGTTTCGGACGTCTGGAGCAGCGTTACCTTGACGATGTAGGTATCATCAGGGCTGACGCTACGGACGATTTCGCCGTCGCAGCCGACCTTCTTGGTGACGCCGTCGCCGTTCGGGCCGATGGAGATGAAGCTGTCATCGGCGTAGCCGGTGACAATGTGGTTGCCGAAGGCAATCGTGACTTCCTTCGGGTTGTAAGTCTTGATCTTACCCATGAGTCATGTCCTCCCTTCCTTACAGCGTGTAGGTCAGGCTGCCCTTGACCTCTGCGAAGTGGATAGCGCCGGCCAGTCTGGCCTTGAACTTGCACTTCGTCAGCTTGCGGGACGCCTTCTCGGACGCAGACAGGCTGGCTGCCAGAGGAACAGAGGTCTGGAAGCCGGGGATTTCGTTCCCATCTTCGTCGAACTCGCTCTCGGCGATGCCGCCGGCATCCTGACCAGCCTTCAGAGAAGCGATCATCTGGTTCTGCACCAGAGCGATGCCGTTGTCCGTGTACGGCACCTTCGGGTTGACAATGAACAGGTTCACCACGCGGAGCTGCATATCGTTCTGGAGCCAGTCGCGGAAGCGGATAATGTCCGCCCACTCGCCGCCGACGGTAATGCCGCGCATCGTGATGTTCTTGTTGCCAACCTTGATGAAGTAGCAGAGGTTCTTGTTCTCCAGCGCCTTCATCTCGGAAGTGCTGATCTCGGACGGGTACACGGAAGCCAGCGTCTTGAACGCAGAGGTCTCACTGCCAGACGAGTAGTTCAGCCACTTGGCGGCAAACGCCACATTCAGGTAGCGGTTCGCAGCGGGGATGTCCTCGTCAGCCTGATCGGTGCTCTCGCGTCCATACACGCCGACCGTGCGGAAGTAGATGCTGCCAACAGCGGGCTGCACCAGATCTTCGCCCTCAGCGCGTTCCTCGCCATCCTTGGGGAAGCAGTCCAGCTCGGTGTAGACGAACATCTTGCTCTGCGTCTCGATGTACGCGGCGATTTCCTCGTACTTGGCGGGGTCAACGCCTGCCGTACAGAGCACATACCAACCAGACGTAGCAAGCGCACGGGCGATGGTCGTCGCCGGAGTCTCCAGTTCGCCGGTCGGATCGTTGGCCGGTTCGTTGCCGGTGTCCGCCTGCGTAGTGGGAGCGTCAGGGTCGGGATAGGACACAGCAACGGTGTACTGGACTGCGGAGCCGCCCTGCTTGTTCATCTCAACGATGAACGAGACGTCCTCGCCGCCCTTTGTCAGAGCCTTTAGGCGAGTCCATGTGGGAGACGCCTTGAAGCTCGCTCCGTCGGTGATAGCGGTTCCTTCGATGGTGGCAGCATAGCCGTCAGCCATCAGAGCAGCCAGCATATCGAACAGACCGGTGTTCTTGACACCGGTGATGGGGCCGTCCAGAACCATGCTCAGCTTGCGGGCGTTCTCGTTGAAGGCGATGGTGCAGCTGGTCAGGCCGTCCTTCTTGCCCGCATACTGCGTGATAGCCGCGTTGGTGTCAGCGATGGTCTTGCTGGCGATGACCGCGCCCGCAGAGAGCTTCTGCACAGCGATATAAACCGCGGTGGGACGAGGACTCTGGGCGAAGGCAACGCTTGCAGCCAGACCAACAGGGTCTGCGTCTGCGCCGCTCGTAACGAAGCCAGCATCCTCGACCTCGCTGATGTCGGAGTAGACTCCGACCGCCGGGGTCTTGGCGTTCTGCTTCGGAGCGGGACCCATGATCAACAGATTGTCGAAGCTGGTGTCATCGACGATGGGGCTTGCGATGTCGATGTCAACCGTGGCAATCATGTCGTAGTTCTTGCTCATAGCTTTTCCTCCTTGATTTCAGCTTCGTTGAAGTAGCCGACGCTTTCCTGCGCCAGTTCTTCGCTGCCGCCGCCACTGGCGGACGGCTTGTAGACAGGCTCGACCTTGGACTCCTCCATCTTCTTGTTGTAGTCAGTCTCGTATCCGCCTGTCGGGCTTTCCGTCTCTACCGGCTCAACCGGCGTGTACGGATTTTCGGGGTCATCGGTCGGGTAAACGATGCTGTCCTCGCTGAGAACGGCAGCGCCATCGACCGCTTGCTGGGTAAAATAAAACAGAACAGATAGCCGCGCCCTGTACTCGTAGTTGTTGTCGTTCACCAGTCCCGTCATGTTCAGGACGTCACCGTCAATTACGATGGCAACATCGTGGCTGTGGCTCCAATGAACGGTGTGCTCCGAGTTCAGGAAGTCTGCAAACGACAGCATATCGTCAAGGGCATTGTCCTCATAGGCGACCGTTCTTCCAGTATCCGGGTCAATCACAGCAGCACCATTCGTGAACAGGTCTACCGTGATCGGAAGCCGAGACAGGTAGTTGCCTACTACGACGCCGTTGACGGTCGAGTAGTTCGGCGTAGCTGGGCGGTTTAGATTGCCAACCGTGAGTACCACAAGCGGCTGCTTCTGCTTTGCCGCTCTGCTCTGATTGGAGAACGCGACGTTCGCGCCGGCAAAGTAGCTGGCAGTGAGCTGCTGAAACAGCGCCTTAGCCTGCATCGCTCTCACGGTGCATCACCGCCTTTCTTCAGGGACAGGTAGCCGTCTTCGTCAATCTGGAGACCAGAGTCGGCCGGAATCTTGACAAAGCCGAGGGAGTCGGAAGACGCGACAGGTGCTTTCTTTAGCCACGGGTACTCCGGCTCCGTCGCCGTGTTCGGGTCGCCTTCAGGCGGGTTCTCCGTGTCGATAGAGCGAGACGCATCCTTCGGCACGAGCACGAACTGGTAGTTCAGATGACTGAGAAGCGTGTGATCCCACTGCTGCGCGTTGACGCACTCGTACCAGTCGCCCATGTAGAGCAGCAGGTCGCCTTTCGTTCCGGCCGCTTCATCGGCAACCACCAGCACGTCCGTACCATGAGCCTCCAGCCGTTTCAGCTTTCGCTCACCTTCGGGCAGTGCTTTGATCTGGTCGGCGCTGAGCGGGTGGACGTGCAGGCTGACTACGCGATCCTCCATGCCATTCGTGATGTATCCGCGGATGTTCTTTGGCTCCCCAAAGTGTCGCACCCAGTATTTCTTGTTGAAAACCGTGATGTTCAACGCCCCGCACCTGCCTTTCTGACAACGTAGTTGACCGACTGCCGCATCGTGCCGGTGTCGATCAGCGGCTGTTCAGACCCTTTCTGGCGTACCGTAGATGGTGCATTCGGAGCGAAGTCTCCGCTCCCGATCTCTTCCTGCACCATGCCTTTCGTGATGACGCCGAGCTGGTTCAGGGCGTGTTCTGCCGTATCGCCTTTTGACAGTGCAGCGTTCACCTGTCCGCAGGCGGCTTGCAGCTCCTTCTCTCTCTTCTCGAAGCTCTGCTTCATAAACGGTCGTGCCGGGGTATCAGACGAGCCAAACTCGTTGTACGCGGCAACCTCAGCCAGTGAGGTGCCGTCTTCGTAAGCCTGCCCTTCCTGAAAGCCGACCACGACCTCCATCTCCGCGAGCTTCTTCAGTTCCTGAAAGTACCGCTTGCCTTCCGGCGTCAGGTCTGTAAAGCCGAATGCCATATCAGCCCCCCTGCTCGCTTTCGAGCATCAGCGAACCGTCCTCGGCCACCTTCAGACCGGAGTCGGGGCGTACTCTGACGCCGCCGAGTTCGGTTTCGGTAGCCACGGGTACAGTCTGGTTCGGAGCTTCATCGGCATAGGCTTCGTCGTAGTATTCGTTCTCTCCGCTGCAATGGATCGGCACGATGACCATGCGGCGGATCTGGAGGAACTGGACACCGTATGCGGTTAGACCGAGTTCGGCATCCGTTGCGAGGTTGGAACTCTGGTTCGCCCCGAAGCTGATGCTGCTCCCGCCCTCGGACACGCTTCCAACAGCGAAACCGATGCCGATAGCGCCCAGATCTCCAAGCGGGTTTGCGCCGTTGCCAGCCATCTTCAGCTTGTGGCAGACGAGGTAGGCCAGAGCCTGCTCGTACAGGTTGCCGAACTGCTTTCGGCTGACCATCGGGCGAAGCATCTCAATCCAGAGGTTCAGCTTCTCGTCGGCAACGCTGTTGAACTCCGTGCCAATCAGTCGAATGTACGCGATGACTTTCTCCACGGCGCTCACTCCTTACTTCTGCTCCTTGGCTTTCTTCTCAGCCTCAGCCTTCGCCTTAGCGGCAGCTTCAGCCTTTGCCTTAGCCTCTGCCTCAGCTTTCGCCTTGGCTGCCTCAGCGGCCTTGGCAGCCTCTGCCGCAGCCTTTTCCTCGGCTTCCTTCGCAGCAGCCTCTGCTTCCGCCTTTGCTTTCGCTTCAGTCTCAGCCTTCGCCTTAGCGGCAGCTTCAGCAGCGCCGTTGTCCTCGACAGTCAGGAGCCCCATTCTGACCATAGCGCGGATAGCGGGCAGTTTGGCGGTCTCAGCAGAGACCTCCATCTCGGCACCGGGCATCAGAACCTTCGTTCCAATGTTGATAACCTTCACGCTCACGTTCTTGAGTTTCATGCTACTTAACCTCCATTTCGTAGTGCGCCGCTGTGCGGCAGTTACCGTTCAATGCAGGAGGGGACACCAATCGGTATCCCCTCCGTGCAAAAAAATCGGGATCAGCAGACGCCGACCGCAATCAGAGCGGACAGCGGGTAGTAGACGATCACGCCTGCGGTACGAGCCTCGCAAGGAATGACGGTCTCCAGATTCCGCACCTGAGCGGGATACTGGTAGAAGGGCATCGGGATCTCAAGAGACAGCTTGCGCTTGTCGTTCTTGAACAGGAACGCAACGCCCTGACCATCCTCTTCCAGCGCGTAGGGGTTGGTCTCGACGGAGTCGGCGTCCAGCTCGGCAGCAGACACGACGTTCTTGATGTACGGAGCGTGCTCCAGAATGAAGCTCAGGACCGTAGCGGTAGTGTCGGGAATGCGGCGAGTGGAGATGTCCATATACACCTCGGCAGGAACGCACAGGGTGTCAGGACGCTCGACGTTCTTGGTCACCTTGGCGACCTGCTTCGCCATGCCGTTCACGTCGGCGAGGATCTCGTCGGCGCTCTTCTCGGTCCACTTGGTCTTGCCGGAAGCGTTGGCGGTGATGGTGAACAGAGGAATGTTCTGGCCGGTGGACAGAACGCCCATCAGGCCGCTTTCCTCGTCGCCACGCCACGCGATCTGGTTGTTCTTGGTGTCGATAGCCAGACGAGCGGACTCAGCTTTGCGGGCGTCCAGAGACTTGCCGGCCAGACGGGAAGCGCGCATCTCCTGAGCGGAGTAGCCGTAGCTATCGCCGATGGACTTGACCTGAGCGTAGCTGGGCTTGCCGTTGACGTCTGCACGGGGCAGGTCGGTGGAGTAGTTGTCGATGACCTTCGCCACGCCATTGCGGTCGTAGGTGTAGTAGGTCACGGTCTCAGCGCCGGGGTCAACCTCGGAGCTGATGGGGAACAGGCTCAGGGCAGTCAGTTCAGGATACTCGACGTCGTAAGACTGAGTCTTGACGAAGTCGAGTTCGCGGGCGAAGAACACGGAAGCGTCCTCCGCACTGTCAAAACGAGTGCCCTCGGAAGCCATGATAGCAGCGGGGATAGCGGAAGCCAGCAGAGACTTCATCTCGGTGCTGTCGTAGCGAGTGTGCTGATTCTTAGCCATTGTTCTTTCCTCCTTCTCTTACGCCTGAGCCTCGTTGAAAAGCTCAACGGCAGCAATCTGGGCGCTGGTGTCGACACCACCGAGGAAACGGCCCTTGACAGCAATGGTCGCCTTGTCGGTGGAACCCTGCTCGGTGCTGGCAGCAGCGTTGGTGAAGCAGCCAGCCTCGTCGCCCTCGGCAATCAGGTACAGGCTGTCGCCGTAACCGGGCTTGACGCCAGCAGCAACGCGGACATAAATGCGGCCATAGCGCATCACGCCGATGGTGGCAGCCTTACGCAGCTTCAGGTCGCCCTCCACATCGTACTCGGTGGTACGACGGTTGGTGGTCACGCCCTCGAAGTTCGCGGCAGTGCTGGCCTTGACGGGCAGCTTGATGCCGGTGCCCTTCTTGGAGCCGGTGACAACGCCCATGCCAAACTGCATCTTGCCGGTGTCTTCCTCATTCAGGAAGGCGTCGATGGCATACGGAGCCAGATCGACGATGCCGCCGGCAGCACCAATGGGGCTGGAATAGCCGTAACGGGTCTGAGCACTCATTTACTTGTCCTCCTTCTTCTTGTTCATCAGGCGATCCATCATGCGCTGGCGAGCGTCAGTGGAAGAATCGCCGGTTTCCTTGACGCCCGCGTTGCGGGAGTCCTTGTTGAACATCTGCTTCTTCTGAGCAGGAACAGAGCTGGAGCCACGAGCAGTGACCTCAGCAGCAGCCATCTCATAAGCAGCGTTGACGAAGGTGGCGCTCTTGCCGTCCAGTCTCATGTTGGGACGAACAGCGGTGATGACCGCCTTCTTGGCCTGCATGATGCTCATGTTCTCAAGACCGTCGAGGTTCAGAGAACGGCCGACCATGCCAAGCTGGATGCGCTGGCGAACGATGGCGTCGATGGAGTCGGCGTTCATCAGCGGCTCGTCGGCAGGAGTGGAGCTGGGGATGTCATCATCCTCGCCGTCCTGCTCGATGCACTCGCCCTCGCCGTCGGCAGCCTTAACAGCAGGCTCCTGAGCGGGTTCCTCAGTGGGCTTCTGGGTGGGTTCACCCTCGTCGAACTCCTTCTGCGCCAGCAGAGTGTCGATGATGTCGCACAGGATGCCAATGTCGTCGTCCTGATCGGCGATCACGGTCTTGGCAGCCTCGACGTCCTTGGGTTCGCCCTCCTCGTCGCGGCGATCGCGGTTCGCCTTGATCTCGGCGACCTGATCCTCGACAGTGGGGTTCTCCTGAGCAGCAGGAGCAGCGCCTTCGCCGTCAGTAGCGGGAGCGGCAGGCTCCGCAGCCGGAGTACCTTCCTTGACGGGTTCGTCACCGTCGGTAGTGGCAGCCGGCTTTGCGGCACGGCGAGCCTTGTACTCTTCGATGGCCTTCTGGAGCTCCTCGGGGGACAGAACGCCATCCGCACGAGCATTCTTGGGAGACTTCTTCATAACTTTTCCTCCTTTAAGAGTGTTTTCAGAGTCACGGCCATCAATATTTAACCGTGCCCGATCGCCCGCTCTGGCCTCCCTGACCAAAGCAAGGTGATTGATGCGGATGTTCCGCTGGATCGCGTCGTAGTGCTGCCCGTTCCACACACCCGGCGTTTCGTCCAGATCGAGGCTGTATCCGAGCGAAAGCTCCTTCAGCCCGCAATCCTTCATGGCGTCGGTGTTGTGAATAACGATCTCAGCCCGGACGTCCTCCCCGCTGCGATAGCCCTCAGTCAGGATGGTGCCGATCTGGAACTTCTGGACATTGTCCTTCGTTACCATGCCAGCATCATGCGTGATGATGATGGGCTTGCCCTTGTACGAGGCAAGGCTCTCAGGGTCGAAAACATCCTCCGGGAGCCGAAGCTCCCGTCTGACGGAACCGTCAGAGTTGGTGTACTCGAAGATACCTGTGCTGGTCAGAATCGGTCTGTCCTTCAGGTAGCCTTCGGGAGTGAAAGACGTCTGGCCGAGCGGTAAGCTGTCCAGACGGATCACTTGAGTTAATTTCGGGGTCATGCTTGCAGACCCACCTCCTTTCGGAGTATTGTCGCTGCGCCCGGTCATTTCTGGTCGGGGTCAGCAGGCTCTTCCAGCGGCTTCTTGGACTTATCGTCCGTGAGGTCGCCGGGGCCGAATACGCTGCCGCCGCCTTCATCGGCGTTGGTCTCGCTCGGCTCAGTCGCATCCGCGACCGCTTTGGTAATCTCCAGCGTCAGGACCTGAACGTGCTCAACCTCGTCAAGCAGGAGACTCTGATACACGCCGGTCAGGTCAGTGGAGTTCTGCTCCGCTTCCTCTGCACCCATCGTGAGAGAGTCGAGTCTTTCGGCAACAGCTTTGAGCTGTCTCGCCAGAGAACTGATACCGTATGCGTTCTTCACTCTGCATTCCTTCCTTTCTTCTGGATTTCCCATCTGCCGGGAGGCCCGGTAGACAGCGCGGGGGCATCGCGGCTTCTCCGTTCCGTACTGTTCATGTGCATTCCGCCTTTCTGATGCCGGTTCTCACCGTCCATACTTATCGCGGCGGAACGCGCTCTCCCAGTCAGCGAAGCGGTCGCGCTCGACTACGTCGGGTTCGCACTTCTTGCCGCACTTCTTATTGGAACGCCTGCAAATGCAGACGGTCTTCCCGTTCTGAATATCTACGAAGACCTTGATTTTCTCCTTCTCTTCCATCTCACTTGTCCTCCTGCCCTTTCAGCGGCACATTGATCGTGTCCAGATCGAACACGGGGATAGCTACACAGCGGCAGCAGTAGTCTTCTCCGGGGTTGCAGCGCCGGCCAGTGTAGACCTTGCCAGATTTCTTGGTTGCGTACCACATCTCCGGCGGTTCGTCCCAACTGAAGGTCTTGCCGTCAAGCGAGCGGTGGCAGTCACGAACTCTCGCGTCGTGTGATGTTGACCAGCGGTAGCGGTTGCACCCCGCATCCTGCTGCTGGAGCTTCGTGATCTGAGCATTCAGCGTCGCCACCTGATCGCGGGCGAACATCTGAGCCTTGTGCTTCGAGACGTTGTACTCCTTCTGGATGTCGGCAGAGATGTCCCGAATGGAACGGCCTTTCTTGTAGCCGTCTAAAATAATCTGCCGCATGGAGTCAAGAGACTCATTCGGTATCGTCTTGATTTTCTGCACGTTCTCGTCGACCCAGCGGCGTAGGGCTTGCTCGTAGAAGTCGCCTTTGTAGTAGTCGTCCATCAGGTCGATGCCGAGCGTTTCCTTGACCGCCCGCTTCCACTCCCGCAGCGAGGACGATTTCGTCAGACGGCCAATCTTCTCGACCGCATCGTACAGTCCATAGGCAGCCAGTTTCTTTTCAAGCTCCTGTGCTACCTTCATCAGTTCCTGCCTGACCTCCATATCGAGGTCCTGTGCATCATCGAAGCGGGAGTCTCCGTGACGCTCTCGCTTATAAGCCGCCATCATATCGGGCAGGTGTTCCTTCAATGTCTGGTTCAGCAGCCGCATATAGGCGTTCGTCACGCGGCGGAACTCGCGCTCTGCGCTGTCGGGGTACATCGGGGTCGTCTTTCCTCGTAATGCCTTGTTGCCCCTGAATTTGCCCTTTACCGCGTCTTTGACCATCAGGTGGTGTTGGATATTGTTCAACCCCTATGCCCCCTTTCCTGCTCATTTATGGCGTTTTGGCGGGGTGTTTTCAGCACCCTTGCTCTTGTCAGACGTAGTAGACCGCTTTCAAGCGTCCGGGCATCCACTCGAATACCATGAAGCGCTTGATGGCGCCGACGTAGCCTTCGTCGTCTGACCACTGGTCGGTCTCGCCGTTTCGGGAAAGGCGGCGGATCATCACGCCATACAGGTCGCCTTCCTTTTCGTGATGCAGGTGTCCTGCATGGATCTCGCGTACCGACGCCGCAGCAAACTCCTGCGGAAACTCAATCGTGAACTGGCCGCGCAGGTCTTGGTTCGTGCTTTTCAGGTTGCCGCCGTGTGTCAGTCCGATGAAGCAGTCACGCCAGAAGATGCACTTCCGTTGCTTCAGCCGGTCATCGACGCGGAGTTGCGGAAAGTGGTCTTTCAGGAGCTGAACAAACGCCCACGCAAGGCTCTCGTCGTGATTACCGACGCTATAATACAGGTTCACTCTGTCCGCACATTCCAGCGACATCTTGGCAATGTTGAACCACGCCTCTCTCGCCATCATCCACGCTGTCGGGATGTCGACCTTTTCGATCTGCCGACCGGATGCTGTCCTGCCGCGCATATCGTCGTTGTGGAACAGGTCCTGCCCGACGACGAGATTGATCTCCTCCCATTTCTGACGGTTGATAATGTCGAGCACCTGCTCGATGGATGTCAGGTGGTCGGACAGCGGATAGTGCATATCGTACAGCGGGATCTCCAGCATACCCTCGCCGTCGCCAGAGCGGGGCTGGATAGCAACCGGGTCAGCGTTTTCGTGGATGACTTCGATAAGTCTGTCCCATTGACCGTCGTCGATGGCTTGCTTGATCCACGCCTGTACGATTTCGCCTTTGGCATTCACCTGAACGGTGGCATTGTGGGCGGTGAAGCCCTCATACGTCCCGCCCTCCAGTGTGGTTGAGTCAGGCCACTTCCGCCTTCTCCATTCGTGAAGCCTGCGGCGGAACGTCTCATAGGACATCCCCTCATGTTCCTTCGAGAAATACTCGCGGTAAATCTGGCGGTGTGGGACGCCTTGTGCGGCGAGTTCCACGCACCGCTTCTTGATTTCTATGCTGATACCAACCATTGCGGTCGTCCTCCTTTTGGCATGAAAAAAGCAGAGCAGCCGATTGGCTGTTCTGCTCATTTCTTATTCGGTTCCCCTGAGAGGGCGCCTAATACCGCTGGGCGGACGCCCGTGTGGGATTGGTAGCTATGGGGTCGCTGTAATCGCTGGAATCGGGTCGCTCACGCGAAGAAGTCCGCTTCAAACTCCTTGAGCCTGTCTGTGTGCTTCTGGCCAGAGCCGCTGTCATTCCGCTCTCCGTGGAGTCGGATCAACTCCTGCCGTTCCTCCTCAGAGACGCGCAGTTCCGCGGCAGTATGCTGCTCGAAGTAGCCAGCAGGATACGCAAACAGGTTCGTCGCATAGCGGCGGATATTGGCTTCGTTTACCATTCTCAATCCTCCACAATCACATCGGCGAGCTCGTGTTCTTCGACAATAAGCATATCGCCGTTCTCGCCGGCAAAGCATACAGATGCCTCGCCATCGTTGTCGTAGCGAGATTCGTAGGTGTCGATAAACCCCTTCACCCGTCTTCCGTCTTTGTAGACGAGAGTAACATTGTGCTGGCATCCATCAGACATCTTCAGCAGAATTGCGTCAGCCATGTGAAATCATCCTTTCTTCGGCGATGCAGGAACAACGTGGCAATCCTTGGAGCCATAGTGAATCGTGACTCGCGTGGTTTCCTTTTCTTCACCGCGTTCGTTCAAGTAAAAGCCGACCGGCTTGCCTACATCCACGGTCTCCTTGAAGTGCTGACCGCCGCCATAGGGCTTCCCGGTTCCAGCCTTAGTCTTGACAATGGACTCGATCTCGTCGTCGTCCACAGTCATATAACTGACGTGGTTTCCTTTGGCGATGGCGTTGTTGTACTTCGTTGTTCCTTTCTTGTGCTTGCTTTGCTTCGAGCGACTCAGCTTCGTACTGACGCTTCCTGTGGCAATAGCTTCTTTCAGCGCTTCGGTCGTAGTGGCGGGCAGTGAGCCTCCAACCTGACCGGGAACTCCCTTATGACCGTGGTTCCCGCTGCCGGGTCCGCCGTCTTCCGAGGTTCCCTTTGACTTTATCGTATCCGCGGGCGTTGAAAAGTCAAGAGTTTTTTCTTCGGAATCCACAGTTTTTTCATCGCCCCTCGCAGCGTTCCTCTCGGACGCCTTGAGCGCAACGTCTGCAAGGTCATCGACCGGATCTACCATCACCAGAGCCGCACGGTTCAGGATGACGTAATAGTCCTCATCGCTCCCTTGCTTCTTGTGGATGACATCGTAGCCAGAGCAGAGGGCGGCGACGGAGTCGTCCGTAGTCTGCACTCTCTTCTTGGCTTTGTCGTGTTCAGGGCTTCCATATTCGAGGATCTTGGCGTCAGGTCGTACCGCGCAGGTCGAGATCTCCGCTCTGCCCGCATAACTTTCTGCCGTGTCCTTTCGGGTGGAGAAGTACAGGCCGTCACCGAAAATGCCGTCGCCGAAGTACGGTTCCTGCGTGTTGTACGCCATCTGGAACTGCATATTCTCGCCGGTCATCGAGTCGATGTCCTTGACGCCACGATAGCAGACGACCGCGCCGCTGTCTTTGACGTACTTGTCGAAGTCCTCGCGGCTCACGACCTGTGGCGTTTCACACACCGCCATGTCGATGGCGACCTTCTGGGCGGCGCTATACCGGTTCGCCCATCCCTCATGGGATTCAAGCCGTCTGTCCATCGACTTTTGCGCCCATGCCGCAGCGTCAGCGTCAGAAATTGCTGCCACTTCGTCGCGCATCTCCATGTCCAGCGACTTTACGGTTCTGCCGTACTCGGCGCTGTCGAAGTACATCTGCTCGTATTCAGCCAGCTTATCCATCGAAGCCTGATCTCCGGTGCGGATGCCCTCTTTCAGGGACTCCAGCTCCCCTTTCGGGACAATGCCGGAGCGGCTGATATATGCGTACTTCTGGTTCGGCTTCAGGTGCTTGAAGCCTTCCTTGAGCTTGGCGGTCTTTTCGGTAGACTTCTTTCTGTTGGCGGAACCGTCAGGTGCAGACCCGCCGATTTCACCCGGTCTGCCCTCATGTCCGAAATTTCCAGAGCCGGGGCCGCCGTCGTAGGTCTCGACATCGACGATATAATCTCCATCGTCGCTGGCCTTTGACACCTTTTTCACTCTCAACTTGCTTTTCCCGGACAAGAGCACTTCTCCCTCTCCTGACTCAGCCAATTCAGCAGAGCCTTTCGGGTTTCGCACTCTAAATACAACGCCCACGGGTTTTTCATCCCAGCCGAGCGAGTAGTCAGATGCTACATCTTGGAACTTGCTCCACGAACTGATGCCGTTCATGTCAAGCTGATCTCCGGCCTTCAGAGAATCGACGAACGATGTGTCGTTGAACGCCATCCCTCGGTAGGCTTCTCCTTTGAAGTCTTTTGTTTTTTCGATGAACGACTCAAACTCTGCAGTCAGTTTCGGATTGGTTCCCGCTTTCACAGACTGCTGAAACGCTGGGTCTGCAATCCATCGCTGGATTTTTTCACTTGATGCCGGAGCAATCGACTTAGAGGCCGCCTTCACGTCGATCTCACCGTTTTGGAGTTTCTGGGCGGCGATGTCAGCGGACTTAACATCCTCGAACTTCGGAATAGATTCCTCGCTGGAAATGTTCACTCCGTTGGTAATGGCGTTCGTCGTGGCCTTACGCCCTTTGTCATCCGTGAACACGTTGTCGGCAGTTTTGGTATAGGTCATACCCTTTTGCGTGAACTTCGTTCCAACCGGAACGTCCTTCAGGGTTGACCGGATTTGCCTATCAGCTTCCATGTAGCCCTTTTGGGCCGCACTGCGAATGCTGTCGTTGAGGCTGGAGCCACTCGGGGCCGAACCACCCACCTGACCTGGAACGCCCTCGTGGCCGTGGTTCCCACTCCCGGGCCCACCATCATCATGGTCAGAGCCGTCGGGGTCGGAGTCGTCTCCGTTAAGGATCGACTTCAACAGTTCAATATCATCGGCGAACAGCTGGAACAAAGACGGTCTGAGCTGCCCCAGTTCCTCCATCGCACGGAATGTCGGGTCTGCCATCTCGCGGTCGACGCAGTTCGGCTCACCCTCGTGGTCCGTACACAGAAAGATGTACGGTCGGATTTCGGTGTCGGGCTCGGCAGGTCCGCGCCCCAGTTGGGTCAGTTCCTTCGGGCTGATGCCGAACTCCTCCTCCGTCTCGCGGAACGCAGCCTGAGTCGGCGTTTCTCCGACCTTGATGTGACCGTCGTCTCCACCGGCAAGAAGGTCGTTATGATCGAGGCGGGCGCGAACGAGGTCGATAACGACACCATGTACCGTGCCATCGAGCTGGCGCACAACGAGAATCAGAAGCAGATCGAGCTCATCGACCGCATGGTCGCCGAGATCGGTCTTTCTGGTGCCGGTCAGAATCTTGCCGCCCTTGACCACAATAACGCCCACACCAGCCTTGAGGTCATCAGGGGGTGAAGATGTATCACCATCCCCCTGAACACTGTTTCCCGGCCTTTTAGCGGGGTTTTGCGATGCCTTCGCAGCCTCTGCCTTTTCCTCTGCACTCATGTCCTGCGGCAGTTTGGTCGCAGCAGGTGCAGCGGCAGGAGATGCAGAACCATTCTTGCCAGGGTCGGTATCGTGTTCCTTGACGTCCACTTCCTCGGCATAGTCGGCAGCGCCCTCCTCCGCAGGAGCGGCTTTGCCTTGCTCGGCCGGCTGACCTTCCGCGGGGTTCTGGCTGCCTGCTTCGCCCTCCATGTCCTGCATATTGGCAAACAGGTCCTCGTCGTCTTCGTATTCGTCCAGCATAGTCTCCACGTCGAACTCGTCGCTGTCGGCCAATTTCTTTCTGACCTCGGACGGGTCGATGGCTTCCATAGAAACATACGTCTGAACGGTCTGAGCCTTCGTGAGCTGAGTTGCTGCTTTCTTCTGGTCAAGGTCTGCCTGCTCGCTGTCAGTCAGGGACCACAGCGGGTTGAACTCGACATTGATCTTCGGCACCTCGTCGACCTCACCGGTGTAAAGACCGGCTTGGAAGATGATCGAGAGCAGATACCGCAGATTGCTCCGCAGCATACGCTTCTGGATGCGCTCGACGTAGTTGTAGTAGTTCTCCATCGAGGTATCGTCGGTGGAGGACATCCCGCCCACGCCCTGACCGAACAGGATCGTCTGAGGGATGCTTGTAATGGCGGACAGCATATTGCAGCTTGCCGATACGACATCCGTGATGCCGCTGAACTGGAACGTCTTGAAGTCGTAGTCCTCGCCGTCAGCGTCAATGACAAGGCTGTTCAGCATACCACGCGCCATGTCGATGACCTGAAGGCGGCGGAGTACCTGATTCTCGCCCTGTTCCGTCGCCATAAGCGAAGCCAAGCCTTGCATCTTGTAGATGGCCTGAACGGAGCGGTCGAGCAGCTTTGGGGCGCTTTCGTGTGCAAGTTCCGCATCCTTCAGAGCGCGGCGGATGCGTACATACTCAGGGATGCCCCAGAGCTGGTACAGAGAGTTCGTCGCGTTCTCAGGCAGGATGCCGTTTTGGAAGACGAGGCATCGGCTGTCGTGTACGGTGAAGTTGCCGTACCGGCTGGTCACCTGATAGAACTCAGGCATACCAAGCCGGGAGCCGCGTGTGCGGAACGGGTCGCTCGGATCATAGGAATACATACTCTGGTAGTCAGGCTGGACGATGGCTCGCTCATACACGCGGATGTCATCAATCGACTTGATGTTCCGCCAGTTCAGCGGGTCTTCCAGCCTTCCACCGTCGTTAATCAGCATGACCGCAATGGAGCCGCCGAACAGTCTCGCCCAGCGGATGGCGGTCATGGCAACCTCCTCCCAGTCCAGCTCGTCGAGAGCTTCGACGTAGAAGTCCTCCACATTCTGGTCGGAGACATCCTTCAGCATGAAGCCGTGCTTGATGGCTTCCTCGGCCGGCGTGTCGATAATCTTGGCAAACAGGCCGTTGCCCTCGTAGACCATCGTGAGCACGTCATCGGGGATGTCCGGCTCACGCTCGAAGTGGTAGTGTTCGGCGGGGTCTTTCGATGTACCATACCGGTTCATGAGGTTGACGTAGCCGTCAGCACGAAACGGTCTGACCGCTTTTCCGGTCTGCTTCTGGATCAGATCCGCATAGCGCATGATGCGGTCCATCTGAGTGAGCTTGCTATCACTCATGCGTTCATTACACCTCTTTCATTCGGTAGTTCCATCAAATCAGGTTGGATATGTCGAATACATTCTTGGTCTCCAACTCTGTAAAGGCGTTGGCGGATGCGTCGACCATATCCTTGAACTTACTGTCAGGGAAGTTCTCAAGCTGTTGCAGGTACTCCTCGTTCCACGCGCCAGTCAGGATGTCGAAATTGCCGGCCTGCCATTGCGCCGCCATAGGCTCTGCTCTGGCTTCCTTGCTGCCGGTTTCTGCGACGGTCACGACGTTGAAGCCAGCAAGGAACTTGATGTACGACTCTGCCTGCTCTTTTCCCGCCTGACCCGGGTCTTTGGGTAGCCTGATCTTGACGCGCTTATACTTGGCGATGTCCTGTTGTGCGGTGTGCTTGATGGTCTGACGCACATCGGACGCGCTCATTTGCTTGTTCACGACGTCCGCCACGATGTAGCGACCGTTCTTTCGCTTGCCCATCAGGACGCCGGCAGTGAAGGCCGGGTCTCCATTCTCGGTCTTTTCGGTGGCGGCCAAGTCCCAGCAGCGCACCCACTCGATAACATCGTCGGGCACGAAACTCAGGTAGTCGCCCACCTGAGAGCGTTTGAAAAACAGTCCCGCAGCGGCCTTGATCTTCCAGTTGCCGTGCAGGAGCCGTTCGCGCTCAATAACGGACATAGCTTTCAGGTTTGCCATGTATCCGGGGTTCACCTTCAGCAGTTCTTGGTTGTCCTCCAGCTTCGACATGATGAACGTGACGGAGCGGGGTTCTGCCTTTTCCTCCGGCGTTTTCAGGTCGAACTGTTTCCAAAGCTCCTGCTTCGTGTTCGCCCAGTACAATATTTCATCGCGGCGGATGAACCACCGCAGTTTGCCGCTTCTTTCAGGGATCGGGTATCCGGTGTCTTGGTCGATCCACCACTCGATGAACTTTGCCACCCAGCTATCCGCGTCAGGGTTGCAGGTGGCTCGGATGAACGGCTCCACGCCGCAGGTCGAACGGTTGCGGGACAGCATATAGAAGAACGTTTTCTCGCTGAAATGGGTCAGCTCGTCAAAGCCGATCTCGCAGATCTGGGAGCCTTGCCATTTATGCACGTCCTCGTCTCGCTCGATATGGGCGAATGTCACCTTCGATACGATGTCGCCGTTCTGATTTCGGAACCACCACTGTCCGCGGGCGAACTTCGGATCAGCACCGCGGATGCCCTGATAGATCTTCATGGACTCGTCCCAAAGACCGCCCTGACTGAAGATCTGGTTGAAATTGCGGCGGAAGATCGTGCAGCCAAAGCCCGGAACGTTCTTATACCGCAGTGCAGACATCAGCAGACCGTAGGACTTGCCGCCGCCCGCTGCTCCCCCATATATGCACACGTTGGCCGGGGTGGCCATGAACGCGGTCTGAGGACCCGGCTGCGGCTTTACGATCCGTGCCATAGTCTCACCGCCTTATTCCGTATCCGCAGGCTGCTCGGTGTCCTCGCTCTCAGGCTCGTCTTCCTCGACGGTGCAGCTTTCCTCGCTGGCCGTCTGCGGCATATAGATGACGACGTCGTTATTCGCGTCTTCGTCGTGGAGGCTGACAGCCATCTGTGCGCCGTCCATATCGCCGCCCAGAGCGTTGACCTTTGCCTCCAGTTCTTTCTCTCTGCGGGCGTCAGAAGCGATGCTCTCGCGCTCCTTGCGGTTTTCTTCGGGTTCGTACCCCGCCATCTTCATCAGCGTGTTGTAAGCATCAATGTTGCCACCCATCGCCATCGTGAACAGACGGGCTTGCAGAGCAGCCATGTTGGTCTGCTCATTGACCGGAAAACCCATCTCCTTCAGGTTGGCTTTTACGCTCACTGTCGGGGGCAAATCGAGCAGGTATCGAATGGCGGATTTCGCGTCCCTTTTCGCTCTGCGAACCTCACCGGATTTCTTGCCTCCGTTCGCCCCTCTGCGCTTTGCTTCTTCTTTGGTTCGGACGGGGTCCAGATTTTCCGGTGCTCCTTTGCTTTTCGCCACTCTTTCCACCTCCTCTTCCCACGAAAAACAGCCCCTCACCTTGCGGTGTAGGAGCTGTTTTCCGGGCTTGTATTTGCGGGTATGGGTTTATGTCCCATACAGCCTTTGCACGGTCTCCACGCCCTTTAGCGCGGTTTTGCGGGGGTCTATGCCGATTGATTGATAAAACGCAGGATGTACCATGCACTCATACCCCCGCTTCATGTCATCCGAGTCCTCCTTGGCAATCCCCAACCGGAAGTCTTTGGCTATCCGCAGGGCTGCCTTGAAGTCTCCCGCCGCCACCAGTCGGCGGACGGCGTCACTCTTGCGTTCCATATTTCACTCTTGGGTCGAGCTTGCCGTCGTCAAACGGGAGAGCGTAGCCGTTCGGGTTGTGCTTCAGGAGGCAGGCGTTGATGTCCCGGTTCCATGAGCAGTCATCGAACAGGTTCTCCACCAGAGGCGTCAGCAGCTTCTGGTCATTTTCAATGGCGTGTACTGCGTCTCGCTTGAGCTTGTACTTGCCGTACGAGGTGTGCCAGTTGTACGCCCACTCAGGAAACAGTCCTCGGATTTTTCTGCATTCCTCAGCAGGCTTCGCTTCTGGCAGCTCCTCCGGTGTCATCACTCCGTCAAAACGCATCGCCGGATAGCCGAGCAGGTCTTTCTCCTTCGGAGTCCACATCAGAACCATCGCCTTTGCGACGAAGATCGTTTCCTCTGCGGGCTTGCTCATTTTGGCGTTCGATGCTTCCAGCGCCTTGACTTCATCATACAGGTCGGGATAGAAGACCATCGCCGTGTCGTTGAGCATCTTCCAGAACTCTTTTCGGTTCACTTTGAAAAGCTCCGCGCTGTATCTGCCGGCGTCAATGATGTTCTTTCTCCGGATCGCCGTATGCAGCGTTCTCGCAAGTTCTCCCTTGCTCCAGTTGCGGACATCAGCGTCGTTGAACATCAGGTTGCAGACGAAGTAGTCGGCGTCCCTGTTCTTTTTCGCTTTGCAGAGCAGGTTCACCGCATCCGTCAGGCTTTTCTCCGTGCCGATCTCGCACAGGTTCAGGATCTCCTTTGTGATGACGCCGTAGCAGTCCTCCGCAGAAATGACAAGGAGCCGCTTTCGCAAGTACGGCGTGTACTGCGGAAGAAGCTCCCATAAACAGAAACCGGCGATTTCGTAGTCGCCTTTTCGGATCGAGTTCTGCATTGCAGACGTGACCTCCCAAAACGAGAGTCCAGTCCGCGTCAGCATTTGATAGGCCAAGTTCATCATCCTTTCGTCGTTTCAGCCAGTCCATAGTCATTGTTGGCTTTGACTATATCTTAACTTATTCCGGCGTAAAGTCAATGTTTTTGCGTATTTTATGCGAATATTTCGCACAAAATCACCGTTTCACATTGATGTGGGGGACGTTCATCTTCATGTTGTAGGAGAAGTACCTGCCCCACTTGGCTTCCATCAGCTTAATGCTGGCTATCTGGTCTCCCCGCTTCTTCCCTGAAGCCCCTCCCTCGTTCGTGTCTGTCAGACCCTTCGAGCAGAAGTATTTCGGTTTGAGAATCACCCGGTTCACCAGAAGCTCCTGAAGCACGGCGTCGAGGTCGTAGTTGTACTCCAGTTCCTTGTTGCACTTCGCCTTGAAGGTCTTCCGGTTGATCCACCTCACCGCCCCCGCGCAGCCCTTGAACGAGAACTCGCAATCGTAGTTCCACGGTCTGATGGTCGCGTCGGTCGCCCCGAAGCCGATGCCGAGGTCGGACATGAGCTGCCCCACCCGCTCCAGCTCCGATGTGACGATCTCAGGATCGTCAATCGAGCTGGTGTCGAACATCCGGTAGTAGAAGTGGTGGATGTCGTCATCCAGTATGGCGATCACATCCTCCGGTGCGTTGTCTGCCAGCCATTGGTTCACCTCGGTCAATCCGCAGATCTGGCTGTCCTCGACCGCCTGCACCTTGATGTGGTCAGCGTATTCCTTCAGAGCGTCGACGTACTCCTCATACTCGCTCTCGCGGACGATGTACGTTCCGTACTCCAGAAACTTGTGTGCGTTGCAGGTCTTTGCCCGCTTGTAGCTGGGAATGTAAATCCCGAAGGTCGTCTCACTCATATCTTTTCCACTCCTTCGGCAGGTTGAAGCCGCAGTTCAGGACGTAGTCAATCACCGACATATTCTCGGCGGCCGGCCGCCCTACCTGCGGGTATGTGATAGGTTGATAATCGGAGTACACCAGCTCGACTCCCGCTCTGGCGTAATCCTCTTCGATGTGGTAGTCCTTCGCCCCGCTCCCGCTCACATACACCTTCGCTCCGAGAAGCCCGCACATCTCGATGATGCGGGCGTCTCTCCGCTTCGTAATCGGCAGGTCGGAGCTGTTGATGAACTCCACTCTGGATACAAGCCCGAACTCGTTGGCGAACATCAGTAAGCATCCGGTGTTGAACTCCGCGAGGTTCTTCGCATCCGGCGCATGGTGAAGCAGGTCTTCAATCACCGGAAACGCTTCGTGGAAGCCAGCGGCTCCCTTGTACTCCATCCACAGAGTCTTGAGCATTTTCTCGATGCAGGCGTCATCTGCCGCAATCTGGATCTCGTTCAAGTTCTGCACATGATAGTGTATCGGCAGCGTGAACCGCAGCGGTCCATTCGCCGTCAGGATCTCGTTGTAGTTGTGCCGCCCCGTCTTGGAATACTGGACATTGTCAGAGAAGACGAACACGTCACTCTGAAACATCTTGTAGAAGTACCCCATATACGGGAAAAAGTCAGGCTGATGCGATGCGAGCACCAAGCCTTTCTGCTGAGTCATAAGGTCACTCTCCTGAACACGCACTCGAACGCCTCCGCCAGCTTCACCCCCGCCTGTGCTCCCCTGAGAACCGGCAGAGCCGTCAGGGCTGCTTCAGACCGTGGGTGAGGAATGGGGCGAACGACGTTTTCATACACCGCCAGAGCGTCGATCTTTGCCAGCAGCGCGTCCTCCGTAATCTCGACGAAGGTGTCAGGGTCGAACTTCTTGATGGACGGGTTCAGCGCCCAATCGGACGAGGATTGCACCTCCATCAAGAACAGACCAGAGATGGGATGCAGGTCTTCCCTGCCGCGCTGCCAAATGCGGAACGCCTCCATGCAGGACGCTGCCGTCCAGTAATGGTCGGTGTTGATGTCGCCGGGGTGCTGCGTGTAGATGTAGTCGGGTTGGAAATCCCGTATCACTTCCTCGATGTCCTGCACCATCTTGCGGTGGTCGGCATTGTGGAAGTTACTGTCGAGGTAATCGAACGGGTAGAAATGCCGAACGCCGAGGATCTTATGGCTTTCGAGCATATCGTCGCGGATCTGTTCCAGATGGCCGGCATATCGGGTCGTGTCGCAGGTGTTGAGGACTGCGACGCCGATTTCGTCACCGGCTTTCGCGGCATCGTAGATGAAGCCGCCCGCTCCAAGCACCTCGTCATCCGGGTGTGCTACTACGAACAGGTGTCGTTTCATCTCTCCGCCCCCTCCTCGAACACGCTCTCAATGAGCCGCAGCACATCATCTGCGCTCATGCGTTCTGCGAGGTCGGAGCGGTATTCCGCTTCGAGGATGCCGTAATGCTCGCGCTTGTGGGATACCACCATGTAGTCCCCCTTCATGCGAGCGAGGTAGGCTTCCTCCTCCGTGAGCAGAGCTTCGTGCATCTTCTCACCGGGGCGGATGCCGATGATTTCGGTTTGATAATCCGCCGGCAGGTTCAGGTATCTGCACACCGCCTTCGCCAAATCTCCGGTGGTGCAGGCTTTCGACCGTTTCACCAGAAGGTCTCCGTTCTCGCCAATCATGAACGCCTGCTCCACGAGATCTGTCGCCTCGCGGACAGTCATCATAAAGCGAGTCATATCGGGGTCGGTGATGGTGATGGGCATACCGTTCTGCACCTGCTCGATGAACAGGGGGACCGCACTCCCCCGCGATGCAACAAGGTTGCCGAAGCGGGTCACACAGATCTCGGTGCGGTTCTGGTCCGCGGCCTTCTGCATCGCCAGCTTCTCCATGTACGCCTTTGTCATTCCCATCGCAGAGGTCGGATACACAGCCTTATCAGTCGACAGGCATACGACCTTCTTCACTCGCTTCTGAATGGCGAGGCTGAGGACGTTGTCGCTGCCGTTGATGTTGGTCTTGATGGCTTCCAGGGGGAACTGCTCACAGGACGGAACCTGCTTCATCGCAGCCGCGTGAAAAACGTGGTCGACGCCCTGCATCGCAGAGTCAATCGAGCGCCTGTCGCGGATGTCTCCGAGGAAGAAGTGGACGTTGTCGTGCTTCCTGTACCTCTGCGCCATATCGTACTGCTTCTTCTCGTCGCGGCTGAAGATGCGGACTTCCTCCGCCCCGGCTGCGAGAGCCTTATCAAGAAAAGCGGAGCCGAATGTGCCGGTGCCGCCTGTAATCAGGATCTTCGACCCCGCCAGTGTCGTCGTCACAGCTTCATCACCGCCTCTTTCAGCTTACTTGCAATATATCTCTGCTCAGCCTCCGTCAGTTCCGTGTGGTATGGAATCGTCAGCAGGCTGGCGTATGTCTTATAGGCGTTCGGGTAGTCCTTGATGTCGAACCCCGCCTGTTTGTATGCGGTCATCATCGGCAGCGGCTTGTAATGCACGTTGCACGGAACACCAGCTTCCTTCATGAACCGCCACACGGCATTGCGGTAGACCTCCTGAGCCTCGTCCCTGAATTGGATGAAGCGTATCGAGGTGCTTTCAGGAAGCCGCACGGGATACAGGTGCATCGCGCTGGTGTAGTCCATACCGAAATGTCGGATCATCGGTATGACGAGCGGGCCGTGTGCGTTCAGCTCGTCGAACAGAGCGTCGTAGGTCGTCGTCACGTCGATGCGCTTCTGCTTGATTTCCTCGAAGCGGTCGAGCTGTGCCAGCCCCATCGCCGCATCCACGTCGGTCATGATGCTGTTGTATCCGAACAGAGCGATGTCGTACTCCCACCCGTTGCTCTTGTCTCTGGAAGTCTGTCCGTGGTCGCCGAGCAGTCTCAGGTGTTCCTCGAACGCCTCGCTGTCAAACCGGTGCCGCCTGCTGTTCCAGACGACCGCGCCACCTTCACCGCCCGTCGTTACGTTCTTCAGGACGTGGAACGAATAACAGGTGAAGTCAGCAAACTGACCGGTCACCAGACCACCATCCTCAGCGCCGAAGCTGTGCGCCGCATCAGCGACCACCGTAACACGACCGATGGCTCTCTGGATTTCATTGTTCGGTTGATAAACGCTCAGCTTGCTGCGGATCGCATCGTACAGCTCGTCATAGTTACACAGCTTGCCGCCAATGTCTACCGGCATGATTGCCTTAGTTCTCGGCGTGATGGCGTCTGCCACCTTCCAGTAATCCATCTCAAAGCTGTTTGGCGCCAAATCAACGAAGACGATGGTCGCACCAACGTTTCGGATCACCTCCGCCGTCGCAGAGTAGGTGTACGGGGTCGTAATCACTTCGTCCCCCGGCCCAATGCCGAGAGCGCGGAGCGTCATCTCCATAGCGCCTGTGCAGCTATCGAAGCAGACAGCCTTGTCGCAGTCGCTCATTTCCGCGATGCGGTGTTCAAAACGATGAACGGTCGGCCCCGACGTGATCCAGCGGGTGTCGACCGTCTTTCTGATATTCTCTGTCTCCATCTTGCCGATGTCCGGCGTGGCAAATCGGATGTTACGCATTTTGCTCACCCTCCTTTGCCTCTACCTCTTCGGCGCTCAGGATCTGCGCTTTCATCTGATCGTACCAGATTGCTCGCCCCTTGATGTGGCGTGTCTTCGCAACCTTGACCTGCCCGCCCTCGATACCGAGCTTTCGGACGAGGTCATTGTAGTCAAGTTCGTTGCGGCAGGCGATCAGAACGTAGTCGTACTTCTCGTAGTGGATCGGCTCCATCTCCTTGATGCTGCGCTCCTCCACGTTCTTGTCGGGCTTGGACTCCAAATCGAGCTTGAAGCCATCCACCAGATCGGCAGTCCAATCTCCCAGCTCGGCGAGATCCCACTCGCCGGCGTGGCTGTTCGCCTTGATGTTGATGTACTTCTGTTCCTTCAGGGAGTATCCAATCAGCAGCTTGCAGGACACGATCATGTCGGGGTCCTGCCGCTGGAAGATGGTCACGCGCTGATTGCCGCCGATGACTTGGTTCTGCTCATTGATGATGATAGTCCCGAAGTCGCCGTAGCGTTCAAGAGACTCTTCCAGCTCCTCGCGCTTCTGCTTCTTAATCTTGCGGGGGTTGCCGAAGTCGAGCTTCAGATCTCCAACGCGGCGCTCGACCACCTCAATCCGTTTATCCATTTTCGTGTACCTCCTCGCTCGTGTATGAAAAAGCACCGCCTCTCAGCGGTGCTTCGTGACATTTGCTGTCCCCTAACAGCTCTGTCAGATTTTCTATGCTACACGATAATACAGGAAAACGGTGATTTGCAATGAACTTTTATGCTGTCTCCTGAAATCATACGACATTTCCTGTCTTTCTATGAACGAGACAGAAAATCACTGAATGTAGCGGTACTTCTTGAACGCCTTTAGGTCGCCCTTCGCAGCTACTCCATCACAGGTGCATTGGCGGTCGATGAAGTCGTTCCCGTCGAGGTCGATTTCTCCGGAGTTGCACAGCTCCTGCGCGACTTCTTCAGCTTCCAGTCGCTCATGCGCCCAAACGATAACCGTCCGCGAAAAGGTTTCCTGAATGGTCACGCAGTATGGGATGCTCCCATCAACCGACGCCGTCCGCACCTCCTGCCATCCGTTACCCGCCTTTTCAAATCGCACCGTCAGCTCCTCGGCGTCGATGTCGAGTGTCGGTTTCCCGTCAGTCGGTTCGGTGCCGCACCACTCGAACCACGGATGGTCCGCCTCGGTTTCGCTGCCGAACTTCTCTTCCGGCATACCTACACAAGCCGGTACGAAATATGTCTCCTCGTCCAGACTGTCGATGATGCGCTTCTCCTGCTCCTTGGTCATCTCACCGCGGATGACACACTCATTGCGTACCTTGTAGTTGTCCGCATCACGGTACAGGTAGCTGATTTTCGTGTTCATATATTCTCCCCCTGTCGTTTCTCAACTTGAATTTCCACCCACCTCCGTAGCCCATCAGCGGAGATCATAGTCCGTCCGCCGATTCGGACCACCGGAAAGCCGTCAGTCTTCAGCAGGTTGTAGATAGTTGGTCTGCTGACACTGAGCGCATACGCCGCCTCGGTGATTGACAAAAGCAATTTATCGGCACTCACTGTGTTCTTCCCTCACTTTCGCATTCGGCTCTCTCTGACCATTATGTAGGCGCAGACCGCCTTGACGGTTTCCTCCAGCTTGTCGTTTCGGAACCACGCATCCGCCATGAGATGCAGATTCTCGAACTCTCTGTCGTCGGTTTGCAGGCGTTCCTTTACTGCCATCGGCTCGTCACCGCGTTCAAGCATTCGTACCGCCCGTTCCTCCAGCGAGGCGTAAATTGCCATGACAACCACGCCCTTGCTACCTGAGTATCGCTCTTGCATATACCGGATACCAGCGGGGTCAATGACGTAGATGTCGTTCTCCTCGATGACGGACTCCGGTACGCCGTATCGGTAGCCGTTGTAGAGCGTGAACGCGCACATCTTTCCGGCGGCATCGAACTCTTCTGACGTCACGAAGATGTGGCCGTTCACCATCGTAGCGGGGCGGGCGGTCCGTGTATGACCACGCCTCTTTCAGACCGTACCGCTTCGTCAGCTCGCGGGCAACGCTGGATTTACCGGAGCCAGATGGGCCGGCCAGCAGGTAGATGTTCTTCATGCCTGTGATCCTCCGTTGTTCAGTGCATTTGCCGCGTTCAGAACATCGCCGCAAGCGTCATCTAAGAATCTCTTTACTTTCACGTTTGGGATGAAATGAGCGTATCTCGGTCTGCGAGATTCGTCTTCTTCAATGTAAAGATTGTGCGGGCAGCCCGCTTTTACCTCTGTAACTCCCGTTATAACCGCGTCGCCCTCGGTTGCAAACAGTCCGTCTCTCGTGGATACAACGTTCCCTTCTCCGTCGTGGAATGACAGTCTGTACATACTTGCTCCTCCTTAAATTTCGATGCCGAACGGGATGTCTCCACCCCGTCGATGGATTTCGTCAACCAGCCAAACATACAGATTCTTGTCGCTTTCGGAGAGGGCTTCTCCGTCGTTCTCCCTCTTTACCAAATCGTGTAGCTC